TCACGCTGCGGAATCGCGGCGGCCCCCTGACCTCTTCGGTCGGGTGGGTAAAGCGGTCAACCTCTGCGCATTCGCGGAGGAAGTGGCGGGCATCACATACAGATTGTTCCCTGCGCAGGAAGAGAAGGGATCGGGGTTAGCCCGGTCGCCGTCCAGATGGACGGAAAGGGATGCGGTGGCGGAATAGGTAGACGCTTGCGGGTGGATGCCCCAGTTGCAAGGATCGCAACCACAGCGACTTGATCACCCGCTTTTAGGTAGGGCGTCATGCAGGGTGCAAATCCCTGCCCGCATCCCAATATCGCAATCACAGTCCGCATATCGCGGGCTGTTTTTGTTTAGGGGTGGAAACATGGAACAAGCCACCATAACGAAAAAGGTGTTAATCACACTTGACATTATTACGGGAGATATTGAAATCGATCATGACGATATGAGCTATTATGAACTACTCGGTGCGCTTGAGGCGGCGAAGATGCTTGTGGTGCGCGACTTTATCGAGGAAACGGGGTGATAAAGTGATCTGGACGCCTGAACTGGACGAGCGTTTGATCCTGTTGCGAAAGAGTCTTAGCCAGCGGTCCGTCGCTGAACGGCTGACACAGGAGTTCGGCATCACCATCACCCGCGATATGGTGCGGCATAGGGAAGAGGCGATCCGGCGTGGCGAACACATCCGCAGTGAAGGAAACCTGTTTCCCGACTACGCCTATACCGCGCACAAAAACTTCACGCACATCGACGAAAAGTTGGAACGGATGCGGGAGATATACGATACGTTCGCCGGGAAAAAGTGCTTCATCCTCTCGTTCAGTGACTTGCACAGCCCGCTTATTGACTTCGTCATGATCGACCATGTGCTCAAAAAGTATCAGCCGATCATCGAGCAAAAGCGCCGGGAAGGATATGTGATCATCATCCTGCTGAACGGTGATATCTTCGACTTTTCGCAGATGTCGAAGTTCGCCAAAGGGAAACACCGGATCAACGTGAAAGAGGAAATCAAGCTGGCGCAGGAGCTTATCAACGTCTGCTGCCAGATCGCGGATTACTGTGTAGCGTTGCTGGGCAATCATGACGCCAGGTTGTATCAGTACATAGCGCGGCTGGCGGAGAAAGATCCGGAAGTTATCGAGTACATGGAGGAAAAGCTTGATCCGCTTAAAGAGATCGAGCACAAGAACTTCATGTATATCAACCATATCGAACTCCAGATCGGCGGCATGGTGTTCGTCCATCCGTTCACCTTCAGCAAGGTTGCCATGCGGACGGCGCAGAACGTAAAGAACGCGATACTGGCGAACCGTGACATGATGCCGAACCCGCAAAAAATCCAAGGCATCTGCATGGGCCACACCCATCAGGTGGGTTACTACCTCGAAAACGGCGTGCTGCTCATTGAACAGGGACATGCGTCGCACGATCCGGATTACCGGTTGGAGAGGAAAACGGATCGGAAATGGGTGAAGGGTTACGCCGTCATTCAATTGGACGAAAACGGGGACATCGACCTTGAGGAAACGAGGGCGATTCCCTATGTGGAGAGGAAGGAGGCGCTGGCGTGAGTGTATTCGGGTACTCGCGAGATGGTTCATCTTCGTCTGCGAATTTCAATGAGAACATCGCTCTTAAGTGGGTTCGAGGACATGATGGGGGCAAATCGTCTTCGATGATTCCTGGTCTCGGCAAAGACGCACCAAAGGTTGTGAACGATCAAGGCGGCTCGCAATCGCATTTGCCGTATCGTTTTGACCTGATCGACCCACAAGCAATCTTTGCACTTGCAGAGGTGCTTTATCAGGGATCGGAACGCCACGGAGAAGACAACTGGCGCAAGATACCGATCAATGACCATTTAAACCACGCACTCGCGCATATCTACGCATACATGGCCGGGGATGAACAGGACGATCACCTCGGCCATGCGCTTTGTAGGATGATGTTTGCGGTGGCAATGAACAAGTAATGAGTTTGGAGCGCGGCATAAAGCCGACGGGAAACGTCCCATGAGATGCAGAGGCGGGGGCAGGGGCGATATAGGCAAGGAGGGGAATCCATGTTAAAGGCGCATCTTGCGATTGTCATATTTGGCGCTGCGATTGCATTCGGTGTTTGGTATGCATCGGTTGGGGTGTTGGTTGGTTGCTTAATGTAGGGATCAACGCCGAGGTAAACCGTGACGCATTTGAGGCGGCGGGCATGGTGTTGGGTGGTATTCATGGCGGGTTCTTATTGCTGATGGGAGTTATCCAAAACTTGGCCTTGCGAAAAGTGAGATGAAAACTTAACCGAAGGAAAGGCAGGTGATGGGGGATGAGCCTTTCGCTGAAACAACAGAAGTTCGCTGATGAATATTTGATTGATTTAAACGCGACTCAAGCGGCGATTCGAGCGGGATATAGCCCGAAGTCGGCTGAACAGCAGGGAAGCACATTGTTGAGAAACCCGAAGGTTCGCGCGTATATCGATCAACGCATGGCCGAACATTCGAGACGCACAGGGATCAACCAAGAACGTATTATTCGTGAACTGGCGCGGCTCGCCCTCGTTAACCCGGCCAATGTGGTTGATATGCTCACAGGCGAGATCAAGCCGACGGCAACGGAAGATGACCTTAACGCCGTGCAGTCGGTTAAAGTGAAGACCATTGGATATACAGACGACGGTGAACCGTTGGTGGAGCGTGAAGTGAGATTCCACGATAAAAACCGGGCGCTCGAACTACTTGGCAAGCGGTTCGGGATGTGGCTGGATCGGCAGCAGGTGGACGTACAGGGCGCAGTGCAGATTGTGGATGATGTTCCGGAAGGATGTGAGGGAAGTGCCTGAGCGCAGCGAGCTTGAATACGTTTATGGTATCGACCGCTATGAAGTGCGTTACAACAAAGAAACTATGGAATATGTCGTATTTGAAGTTCCGTACGAAAGCCCCGTTTGGTCATATCACAAAACGATGGATGAAGCCATTGCAGAGGTTGAATCGCTCGCAGCGGTTGATGAAGCATGCGAGTTCGATTGACCGATCTGATTGCACCATCGTTTTACAGCGTCCACCACGCGATCAAAAATGACGCTGCCACGCATTTCCTGCTTGGAGGCGGCCGCGGCAGCACGAAATCGTCGTTTACGCCGACCGAGATCATTCTCGGCATTATCTCTGATCCGAACGCGAACGCCCTGGCGCTGCGGAAAGTGAAGGACACCCTGCGGGAATCGGTATACGAATCGTTTGTCTGGGCGATTGAGAAGCTGGGGCTTGCGCATCTCTTTGATATGCCGGCGTCTACGTTACGCATCACGTATAAACCGACTGGCCAGCGGATCATATTCCGCGGTGCCGATAACCCGATCAAGATCAAGTCTTTGCGGTTGCGCAAAGGCTTTTTTAAGTTTGTCTGGTACGAAGAGGCTGATGAGTTCAGCATCGAAGACATCCGCAGTATCAATCAGACGGCTCTACGCGGCGGAGATAGATATAAGGTGTTCTATACCCACAACCCGCCTCGCAGCAGAAAATCGTGGGTGCACGAATACAAAACCAATCCTCCGGCCGGCTGGTATGTCCATCACAGCACATATTTGGATGTGCCGCGCGATTGGCTCGGCGAGCAGTTCTTTATCGAGGCCGAGACGCTGCGGCAGCGGAATGAACTGGCGTACAGGCACGAATACCTGGGCGAAGACGTAGGCACGGGTGGTGAGGTATTCCGCAACCTCACGCTGCGCCGGATCAGCGACGATGAGATTGCGACGTTCGACCGCATCAAGCGCGGGCTCGACTTCGGCTTCGCATCACACCCGACGCATTACGCTGTCATGCACTATGACGCCACGCGTCGAAGGTTGTTCATCTTCCACGAGGTCCACAAGGTCGGCATGAACAACAGGGCGTTGGCCGAGGCGATTAAGGCGGAAAATAAGAGCAATCGACCTATCACGGCGGATAGCGCAGAGCCGCGAACGATCAATGAGTTGCGGAATCTCGGTTTAAATATCGTTGGCGCAAAGAAGGGACCAGACAGCGTGGAGCACGGAATGAAGTTCCTCGAAGACCTAGACGAAATCGTGATCGACCCGGTACGCTGCCCGAACACGGCGCGAGAGTTCGAGGGATACGAGCTTGAACCGGATGGCAACGGCGGATGGAAAGATGGCTACCCGGACCGGGATAACCACAGCATAGACGCCGCGAGATACGCGCTTGAGGATGAAATGAGATACGCGAAATTGCGCGTCGGCAACAAGGCGAAGATGGGGGTGAGATAGCGACCATGAATGCCTTTATAACGGTCGAAATGAAAACTGCATGGTGGTTTATGCCAGCGCTGCGTGTTTTGCGAATGCTGGTTTTGCTTCGACTTGTTCGTAGATCAACTGCGAGACGATTGGCGGTAATTGTCGGCCAGCATTCCATGAGGTGTCGTGTCGGCGCTGGAAGATGGAGCAAACTCACCTTGCCGCGGGATGAACTGGAGGCGGCCGTGGTGGGAGGTGAATCGTAATGCCCATTATCCGTGACCGAACGCTCCTTCCAGACTGGAACGACATCCCGCCGGAAATGATCCGAAACTGCATACAAGAGCATTTGAAAAGCGTGCCGCGTCTGGACAAGTTAGAATCCTATTATCTCGGCAAACACCCAATATTGGCGCGCAACATGGACGCGAAAGGGCTACCGAATAACCGACTTGTCGCGAACCACGCAAAATACATTACGGATATCGCGGTTGGTTATGTAATGGGTGATCCGGTCAAGTACGAGGGCGACGGGATAGACGATATTCTCGAAGTGTTCAAGCGCGGGGATGTCGTTTCGCACGACGCAGAGCTTGCAAAAGACCTGAGCATCTTCGGCGTGGGACGGGAATTGTATTACATGACCAGCGACGATAACCCGTACCCTCGACCGGCGTTGATCGATCCGCGCCAGATATTCCTTGTGGTGGATGACACGATAGAGCATCTTCCGCTGTTCGGGTGTCACTTTTACGAAAAGCGAGACATCAGTAATTCCGTCGTGGGCTATTACGTGAATGTGTACACTGAGCGCGAGGTCATACATTATTTGGTCAAAGACCTCGGTAGCCAGACATATGAGGAATTGGGCCGCGAACCGCACTATTTCGGCGGCGTACCTATCGTGGAATTTTGGAACAACGAGGAACAGCAAGGCGACTTTGAACAGCAAATCAGCCTGATCGATGCATATAACGTGCTGATGAGCGATCGCGTCAACGATAAAGAGCAATTGGTCGATGCGATCCTGAAACTCAAAGGTGTGTCGCTCGGAGACGACGAGGAAGAAGCTGGACGAACAATCCGCCTCCTGAAGGAATACAAGGTGCTGGAACTTCCTTCTGGTCAAGACGCGGACGCTGCTTGGCTCATCAAGAATCTGTCTGAGTCTGATGTAGAGGTGCTCCGGAACGCGATTCGGGACGATATCCATCAGTTCGCTATGGTTCCAAACCTGACGGACAAGAACTTCGCGGCCAATGCATCCGGCGTGGCGATGAAGTACAAACTGCTCGGTCTGGAACAACTGGCGATCATCAAGGAGCGCTATTTCAAGAAAGGCTTGCGCAAACGTCTTGAATTGTTTGCGAACATCCTCCGCGTCAAGGGCAAGGCGGTTGATGTGTCCGATGTAACAATCACCATGACGCGCAACCTCCCGGCTAACGACATGGAGGCCGCTCAAATGATCGCAACACTGAGGGATATGGTCAGCAACCAAACGCTAATTGGACAACTTTCTTTTGTGGACGATCCGGCCACGGAAAATCAGATCGTCGAAGAAGAAAAGGAGCGTAGCGCGGCACGAATGGCGCGTGAATTCGGTATGCCAATGGGGGATGAGGGCGATGTAAATGCGCAGGAGCAATGAGTACTGGGAGCGCCGGGCACAACAGCGCATGGCCGACTATCACCGCCAAAATGACGAGGTTGTGCGCCATGTCGTAACAGCCTACGATCGCGGTCAACAAAACGTCCTGGAATCCATCGAACGCATTTTCGGCACATACCTAAAGAACAGTGGCATGACGCCGGAGGAAGCACAACGCCTGCTGTCTGAACCCATCAGCCGCAGGGAATGGGAAAGAATCCGTGACCAGTACCGAAAGGCTAGTGATCCCGATATCCGTCGGCGGTTGCTGGCTATCTTAAACTCGCGGGCATATGCAGCGCGAATAACCCGGCGAATGGCAATGCAGGCGGATATGCTCATCCAATCAAAGCTAATTGCTGATGCGGAGATACGATTATCGACACAAGGATATATTGACACGATCAACGAGGCATATTACCGCACGCTTTTTGACATCCAGCAAGGCGTCGGATATGCCTTTGATTTTGCCACAATTCCGCGCCGGACGGTTGAGGCGATTGTTAGAAGGCCGTGGAGTGGTGAACACTTCAGCAGCCGTATTTGGGACAATACGGACGTTCTGGCTCGCACTCTGACACAAGTCATCACCGGCGGCATCATGAGCGGTGCCAGCATCGAAAAGATGCGGAAGCAACTTGAGGAACGTTTTAACGTCGCCAAACACGCAGCAAACCGCCTTATCCGCACCGAGACAACATACTTTGCGAACATGGCTGAAATGGAGGCCTACGAGGAAGCGGAAATCGAGCGGTACCGGTTTGTGGCGACGTTGGACTTGCGCACGTCTCAAATATGCCGCCAACATGACAACAAGGTATATCTGGTCAAAGATGCGCGACCAGGTGTTAACATGCCTCCGCTGCATCCATATTGCCGCAGTACAACGATAGCGGTGATTGATGTGGGTGAGGAAGCTAATTTACAGCGCCGGGCGCGTGATCCGGTTACTGGTAAGACATACCTTGTGCCAGCGTCGATGTCATATCAGGAGTGGTATGAAAAGTTTGTGAAAGTGGGGTGAAGACAAGATGGATGGCACGCGTCAAAAGTTTATATTGGAATTTGACGAACCGCCTGCGCTGGTATTTGTGCAGCACGCTGTAGGCCATCGTTGCGATGTGTATCAGGATGGCAAGAAGTTGAAAGGCGTCCGAGCAATTACGATTCGCGCAGAAGCAAATTCGCCGACCACGCATGTAATCGAATTTGCAACAGGCCTGACGAATTGATGAAGCGGAGGTGTTAAGTGTGGCCAATAGCGTTTTGATTACGCTCATTATCTGTTCGACGATGGTAATTCTCAGCATCATAAACGCAGTTACGAAACGATCCAAATAATGGGTCGTTTTCTTTTGTCCAAAACGTGCTGATGACGTTAAAAGCTGACACGGAAATAGCCGACGGGCGTTAAACGGGAGGTTGTGAAGCATGTACGAAACTGACGAAAACGTGAAATATAGGCTTCCGCTTGACTTGCAATTTTTCGCTGATGATGATGGGCCGTCTGATAGCGTCGATAGCAACAGCGGAAACGATCAGAGGGGTGGAGAACAGGATGGTAAGAAAGACGATGCTGTAAAGACCTTTACGCAAGACGATGTGAACCGGATCATTTCGGATCGTCTGGCCAAAGAGCGGCAAAAGTGGGAAAAGGACTTGCAAACCAAACTGGACGAAGCCAAAACCGAAGCGGAAAAACTGGCGAAAATGAATGCCGAACAAAAGGCGGAATATGAACGTCAGAAGCGTGAAAAGGAACTGGCTGACCGCGAAGCGCAGATTACGCGTCGCGAACTCCGCGCGACCGCGCTCGAAACGCTCGCGGAAAAGGGACTGCCGAAGCAACTGGCCGATATCCTCGACTACACGGACGCCGAGAGCACGAACAAGTCCATTGAGTCGGTCGAGAAGGTATTCCGTGAGGCCGTCGAGGCAGCGGTCAATGAACGCTTGAAAGGCGGAGCACCGAAAGGCGGTACGGGCGGCGGAAACAACGCCATTCCTGACGCAGAAAAAATCAAACAAATCTTCAATCAGAGGTGATT